GTTCGTTACTAAAACATAATCCCGGGAGTAGTCCCCTCTTTTTTAACCAAAAAATGGCACAAAAACTACCCGAGAAGAATATACCTTCGACACACGCAAACGCTAAAAGACGTTCCGCAAATGGTCGTGATTTATCAAACCATTTCATAGCCCATTTTGCCTTTTTTTCGATACACGGAATCGTCTGAATAGCTTCAAATAATTGTTTCTTTTCACTTGAACTTTTTATATATTTATCTATGAGTTTACTATACGTTTCACCGTGTACCATTTCATTGTGTGCTTGGTATGCGTAAAATGAGCGGGCTTCTGTGAGTTGAATTTCATCCGCGAAATTATTATTTATGTTTTCAAAAACTATACCATCCGAACCAGCAAAAAAGGCCAAAATATATTTTATAAAATGTTTTTCGTTATCACTTAATCCATTCCAATCGTCCATATCCTTGGAAAAATCTATTTCTTCAGCTGTCCAGTTGGACATCTGTGCCTTTTTATACAAAGACCACAAGTTTTCGTGTTGAATTGGAAATACAGTAAACCTACTGAGTGTTGGTAAAAGCATTGGTTCTGCATCTTCAAGAAACTCCTGGAACTCAAAAAAGTCTCCCACCAGGGTATCATTTACGAATATTTGTGGAAACGTAGATGCTTGTGCACCACACCTTTCTTTTAGTTCGGTCTTATCAACCATGGTTTTTTTGTATTCCAAATTATAGTCCTTACAAAGGTTTACTGCGTGTTCGCAATATGTACATCCATCCTTGGATAAAATTTCAACTCCCATCTGTGCTAATACTTGTAAATATTTTTGTCGTAAAACTTTAGATATGATTAATTTTTATGAAATACAGCCTGGAGATTTAGTCCGGGTTCTCGTGAATATAGAGGATGATATAGAAGATGAACTGTACGCCGCAGTAAAAGAAAACAATGAAGACTACCTTGTTGTTTCGTATTATTCCGAAACGTCTCTAACCTATAAATGCGCACGTTTATATGAATTGGATGAAACTAAAGATGAACTCGTTCAGAATGAAAATCTTTCTGAGCATCACCAGTCCCCAGAGTATTTCAAACACGTTAAAGATAACTTATACGCGATGATAGACGAAATCGATTCAACTGAAAATAGTGAAATAATTGATGAGTCCGACGATGATGGTAGTGATCTCGATGATTTTATTGTCTCAGATGATCAAATTGATGGTATGGTTATACCACCACCAAATAACGCTACAATAGATAAAGAATGGAATGAATGGGAGCCTCGAAGTCCAGGATCTAAGCGTTTTAAGGAAATTGTTAATGCAATCGAAACACACGCAAAAATACAAGCCGATGAAATGAATTTTTAAAAACCTAAGTGCGATTTTTATTTTTAAGAAATAAAATACTTTAGTATAGAATGGAAGAATTGGCTACTATATGGTCCGATGTGGACAGACTTTTAAGAAAACCTACACTCAAAAAGCCAATTAATACTTATACGTGTAATGAATGTAATGGAACAAAGGTATACTCAAAAGAAGGTATACCAACGTGTTCAGAATGTGGTCTCGTTGATTCTATGTACATAGACGAAAGTCCCGAATGGACGAGTGGTGTATCTGATGACGGTAAAGTAAAAGATCCTTCACGGTGTAATGGTCCAAATGCAAACCCTGAACTCTTTTCACAAGAATGGGGTAAAGGAACGATTATTTCAACACAAAATACAACCACGTATGAAAATAAACGCATGGCTAAGATTAATTTCCACCAATCTATGAATCATAAAGATCGCGCTTTATTTCATGCTTATAAAAGTATTGATGAAGCGTGTCACACTTTACCAGATTCTGTTTTAAAAGATGCTAAAATGATGTATAGAAAATTTAATTTAGAAAAGTTGACAAGAGGCGCCGTTCGTTCGGGTATTAAAGGAAACTGCGTTTTGTACGCGTGTCGCTTATCAAAAATTCCACGAACAACAAAAGAAATAGCAGATATGTTTAGGATAAACAGTAAAGATATTAGTCGAACAACACAAATGTTTACCGAGACACTCCTTGGTAAAACAGAAAAGAATTACGTCACGAGACCATTTGATGTTATGCAGAGATTATTGAATGATTTTACGGTTACACGAGAACAGAGACTTAAATGTAACAAAATGTGTTCTAAACTTGAAAATTGTTCGGAACTTATGAGTAAAACGCCTAATAGTGTAGCATCAACCGTTATTTACGTAGTTCTCAAAGGTGAATTTACAAAAACGGATGTATGCGAAAAATGTGGTATATCTATACCAACACTAAATAAAATTGAAACGATAATTAAAAAATACTTAGAGGAATAAAACTATAAAAATGTAATATGATGAAACTTTTTTTAAGTACACCGTGTTATGGTGGACTTTGTTTAGAAAAGTATATGATAGGTGTCATAAAACTTCAGCTTCTTCTCATAAAAGAGGGTATCCAACTCATGATTGATACGACGGAAAATGAAAGTCTCGTACATCGCGCACGTAATGTTGCAATTGGTCGATTCATGCAAAAAACGGATGCGGATTATTTCATGTTTATAGATGCCGACGTTGATTTCGATCCTTCCTCGGTTGTTCGTCTCTTAAAATCGGGACACGATGTATCCGTTGCTATCTACCCTAAAAAAGTCGTTATGTGGGACCAAGCTAAAACCGCTATAGAAGCAGGTGATACTCGTGATTTGTCTATGCTTTCTTCGAGTTTAGTCGCAAATATCGGTGCTACACATCGTCAAGTTGAAAATGGGTTTGTTGAAGTACTTGATGGTCCGACTGGGTTCATGGTTATTACTCGAAAAGCACTCGAACAAATGCACGAAAAGTATAAAGATCTTGATTGTAAAAATGACCACCAAAATAGAGATTTTGATGACTATTGTGCGTTATTTGATTGTATGATCGACCCTGATAATCGTAGGTACCTTTCTGAAGACTACGCATTCTGTAGGCGTTGGCAACAGATTGGTGGTAAAATATATGCGGATTGTAATACAACATTGGGACATGTCGGAAACTTACCATTTAGTGGCTGTCTAAATGACAGGCTTAAGGCTTAGAGTTTATATAATAAAAACATGAGAATAGCAACAATACTCGTAACGCGTGGTAAATCATGTCACGTTAAAACACTTCATACGATTCTTCGATTTAACTTAAAGTGTATGCAAAGAGGTAATACAGAAAACGAAGTTGTTTTTGTAGACGACGATCCTTTTGAAAAAGCTGAAATGATTTATAAATATCTAAAATCACACGATCGTATTTTCTTTGTAGATTTTGGTATTAGTGTTGATGATAATTCTCTTGATAAAGTATTTGATAAACACGATGGTATAGGGTGTTTTGTATTTCCCGGAGTAACTGAAGGTATTGATTGGAACATGTTTAAACAAAAGGTTCAATCGGGATCAAAAGAACCCGTGGAACAAATGGGTTTACATTTCGATACAACAGTCACAAACCGAATCTCAGATGATATATATTCCGTAAACGAAACATCGGCAAAATCTTGGGTTATGATGAATAAAAACGTGACTAAAAATCTTAAAGATAAGAAAAATGGTGCATTTAAGATACACCCTAGAATGAAAACTATGTTTACAAAATTCAAAGAAGCTGGTATCAAAATTCATGCGTATACAGCATCTAAGTTAGTCATGACATATAGTCACGAATGTGTAAGTAATATACTCAACGCTGCAGGTGTTAAAACAAATTAAAGAATAGAGTAATTATATAGAACAGAATGACACGTGTATTTATAAAGTCGAGTGATCCACTTTATAAATATGCGATTTCCTTTATGGAATCCAAATGGGGTACTAAAAAAGGTATTTTTCCGGGGTGTCAACCAATTTCCATCGAACGGAAACATTTTGGTATACTCGCGAACAATGATTACGTTGTGTGTGAAAAAACGGATGGTACGAGATACATGATGTTGGCGTTTATGTTTGAAAATCGAAAAGTGTGTGTTTTCTTAAACCGTGCACTCGAAATGTTTATGTGTCCACTTAATTTTAGACGACCGATATATGACGGTACTATACTCGAAGGTGAATTGTACGAGGATGTATTCATGATATACGATTGTTTAATGACGTGTGGAGAAGTTATCGGACAACAAAACTTTTTAGAACGACTGGAACACTGTGAAAAAACAACTAAAAAGATGATGGTTTTAAAAACAGATCCATTATTTTTAAAAGTTAAAACGTTTCATCTGCACGCAGATTTTAAAGAGTTTATGGACGTGTATCTTCCTTCCGTCAAACAGGAAATGGATGGTCTTATTTTTACACCCGTAAACGAACCTGTACGTACAGGTACACACGAAACCATGTTCAAATGGAAACCACTGAACAAAAATACAATTGATTTCAAAGTGAAGAAATCCCCGACGGTTGAAACACCTGGGTGTATACCGGGTCCACCTGTATGGAGACTGTATATACAAGATAAAGGAAAACTTATACACGAGTCTCAAATACCGATAGACCGCATGTCGGAATATAAATGGTTAAGAGAAAACGATATTGTCGAGTGTATGTACGTAACATGGGAAAAGGGTCCTTTTTGGTGGAAACCAATAAAAAAACGTACCGATAAGACATTTCCAAATAGCCGAAGAACGTTTTATAGAACCCTCGTAAACATCAAGGAGAACATTCAGATGAAGGAGTTTTTAGACTGTAGACCAAAATGTAATGACTATCTTCTTTAGGTAATTCACTAAGTTTGCCTAAACTATCGTCGTCTTGTATAAACCAATTATCGCCTATTTTACACATAGATATGTAATGCCCACCCCATTGAATACCTTTGTGGATTACCGAACCCTGTAATTCGTACCCCATTTTTAAAGACGTATCGATTTTTACTTTACTTTTTTTATCGAATGATACAAGTAGAATTTTTGGTTTTTTGGATATAAAACACCGTGTTGTTGCAACGTGGTGTTCTTTGCCGTCATTATCTATATATCCTTCCACGACGTTCCATTTGTATCCTTCATCTATCATGTCGTTTACACTTTTTACTTCCTGTTTCATAGTCAGTATATGGATACAGAATGGTGTTTTTATAACATTTTTACCCGACGGAGATATTGTAATTTGTGTCGTTTCGCCGTAGAGAAGTTCTTTAATTATAGGGTACCCCTTTTCGAGTATATCTATGATACACAATAGTGCATCCTGGGCATCGTGTGGTTCACCAATTTTAAATCTTGGATACAATTTCACAAATTCGTGTAAAAGTGGTTCGAGTGTAAACACTTTAACTTCGCGATCTGAAAAGTAAACGTAAACAATATGTTCATATATTTTTGTAAATATACACTCACCGGTATATTTATTTTGTAATATATGTACGGATATATCCTGGATATGTAAGAAACATTGTATAGCTGAATTAAAATAGCACGTATTACCTATATTCGTAAAACCATGCATCTAAAAAAGGTGTACAAAAAAGGCTTAAGAAGAAGACGCGATACATAAATGTAAAGAAATATGAACGTTCATAAAATCTGTGATACAATTGAACCTATTCTTAATAAGTTTAAGGATGAAGAGTATATCGAAATGGAGTTTCGACTCGGTAAATATAACGGAACTTTTTTTGATACAAATATTGGCGAAAAGATGTATGTTACTATACTGAAAGGTCTCAATAAATATACCGGGTGGGAACGTATTGAAACGTCACAAACGGACGTCTTTTATCGTGAAAAGGATAATCTTCGTATATCAATAGATGAATCTACAAATGAAGAAACTATTGTAAAAAAGGAACGAGTGTGTGTCGAAGATTTTAAACAACTCGAGGGAACACCGTTTGATATACGATTTTCTGTATGTAAAGAAATTCCAATGGAACACGACTATGAAAGTGAAATGGATTGTAAAAAAACAAAAACACGTACATCCTATATTCGTAAGAATGTATCCATTGATGTAACGTCGGTTTCGGGAAATACACAAGATATGGATTCCGAAGACCCGTTTACGTATCAAGTTGAATTTGAAATTATGAAACCCCAAAATGTTGAAGATAAGGATACATTATTTAATATTATCCATAAAATAAAAGATTTATTTAATATGTTGTAGAAATATATAACATGGTCATAGCTTGGGTACTTATACTTATAATTGCACTATTTTTAATGCGCGACATTGATACTACAGGTGAACGCGTTAGTGTTTTAGGGTATTCGACGAAGTATTTTTATATGTCACATGGTGAATCGAGAAAGATGTATGAACAAATGCGTAAAGATGGTATACCCGAAGAATCTCTTAAAGAGTTTATCATGATGGAAGACCGATTTCTTAACCTCGAACGTTTATCCGTGTGTACACAAACATCGAGAATAATTGAAGCGTTTGGACTTTCTAAACAGATAACGGATAGTTTTCTCGGATACGATTTTTCGTATCATTCAAAACACCTTAAACAAATTGCCGAACCACACAAACTTATAAATCGAAGTATAGTATGTTCGTGAGATACAAAAGTGTGCGTCTGTGTGGCCCAGGGTTCATTTTATGCATATTATCATATATAAATATCATAAGACCCTTGTCGTCGGGGTCTCGGTGTTCTTCTAAATAGGCTTTAGGATTTTCCGTGTTTATAAAATCGTCCGTACAATAATATTCAATTTCCAAATTTCCCATACCTTTTTCTCCCTGTCTTTCGAGTTTAATGTAATCTGCTAAAGTATAAAATATGCTATCTATAATGCTCGACAAAATATATTTATTCCAGCGATCTTTATAATCTATAATAAAGTCATTTGTATTTTGTCGGACACGATACAGTAAGAGATCTCTCGGATCGTCCATCCTTTTTATTTATTTTTGCGTATATTCTTTAATGCTAATGGTGGTTTTTGTTGAAGTTCACGCTTTATTTTGATATAATTCTTTATTTTATTACTATTAAGTGGTGGTGTTTTTGGTAAATTTGTGGCGTATTTTACAACATTGTTTACCATATTTTTACCAAATTTACCATATAACTTTTGGGCTTCATTTTGAAGAAGTTTTATCTTAAGTGTTTTTTCCTGATTACGTTTCATATCCTTAACCATAGCCCTTTTTATGTCGTTTGCCACCATCTTTTTTATGATACCGTTACGAGTTGTTACGTTGAGTGATTTATTTTTTTCAGCCTTGTTTATTTCAGACTTTACTTCGCGTACATTCTTATCTAAATCCATAACTTTACCATACTTTGTCATCCATTTCTTACCGTATAATTTAACGAGGTCATTTTTGATACTTGCATCGTTAAGTCGTCTTTTTTTATTTGTAATGTTACGGTTTCTTTTTAAGAGAACACGCTCCATCTCGTTTGCGAGTGAGTTTGGCGTGTTTGGTGTGTTTGGTTTGTTTTGAAGTTTTTCACAAAGTATCTTTACAGTATCTTTATCTTCAACTGTAATACCTTTAGATATTGCCAAAACAACGAGTTGTTCTCTTTTCATCGTTCGACACGTTTTACCATTTACTTTAAAATTTGATGTACCCTTTTCTATCGCATCGAGTGCAGAACATATGGTACTTTTTGAATTTTTTTCTTTTACGCCAACCACACCCAACTTTTTAGCAACTTCGAGTAAAACCGGTTTTGTGAGTCTATCACATTTACGTCCACCAATTTTCATGGTACCATCCTTATCGTATGAAATAGAAACATTTTTTGGTTTCGTGGTAGTACTACGCTTTTTAGGAATTTTAAAGCAACAATCAGACCCTTGTGGATTTTTACGAACTTCAAAACCGTTTTTACACGGTGGCCTACGTGGTTTTGGACACGTCGATGCTTTCACGCGTTTTGTAGCGGCAAGTTTTGGTACGTTTACGTTACGGTTTACTAAACCCATAGTATACCCTAATACATGGAGTAATTTTACCATATCAACGCCTATATCGTATGCATTTTCGAGATCGTCTGGGTCGTTTTCACCTTGAATTTGAACTATACCCGAACCGAGTTTTTCGGATTTAGACGAAAGTACGAAATTATGGTCTTTATATGTCATGTATAAAAATGGTGTCATTTCTGTTTCGTACGTAACACTTTGCGCTTTTAAAGGATTTTGGCTTACGATTCTCTGTAAATCAAAATTTACATTCGTGTTAAAAAATCCCGCGATATTATTATACTCGATTTCATTGTATAAAAATTGTTGTTTTTGTGTATACGTATCGATCAAATATTTACGAAGTGCTTCGGGTTGGCGTTTAAGGTTTTTAGACCCTAAGAATCCACCCGAAAACCTGATTTTACCATTCGCGTAAATAACAAACGTAAAGTTTTTACGTTCTATACCATTCATCATATACCCACTTAACTGTACCGAAAAGAAGTTTTTATTCAAATTACCTTTTAAACCGAAATTACTTGTGTGTATAGCACCCGTTTGAAATCTTCCGTAGTATCCCTTAATTTCATTAAGGTCAATTGTTAATCCCTGTGCTATTTGAGCGTGACCCTTTGGTTTTTGCTTTAATATGTATTCTAAATCGACGCGCTTTTCATCTTTCGAAAACTTTTTGTTTACGAGAACATTATACATACCCGGGTGAAATGTACCTATCCTAAGTCCACCCTTTTTAGTGGGTGCTGTCTGAATAGAAACATTCGAATTTTTTACAAATTGCCTGGGATCCATATCTTAATCTAACGTAACATTTTAATTAGTACTCGTTACCATATGTTATTTCTTCAGTTACTATATCTACACCAAATATAAATGATTGTTTTGGGTATACACGACCCTTATATGTTAGTGTAGCTTCACGAACTTCTATATCGCGCTGACTAAAAGGACCCACGTAAAAGTCCTGTGTAAATCGAGGTTTACCTAGATTATTCGCTTGGCAATGCGAATTAAATAACGCAACGAACTCTTTCTGTGGACAATATAATTCTCTACCAAATTTTACACCAGTAGATTGTAAGAAATTTTCAAGTGTACTTGCGATCGTCGCGACTTGTTTTTGAACCGTTTTAAAATATTCCGGAACGACGTTCCAAATATCTCGATCTGCATACTTTTGTGCATACTCTAGATAAGCACGAATACACTTTTGGAGTATAATCGGCAATTCGACATCGAGTTTGTTTTCAAGTGTTGGGTCCGCATCTTTGACCTGTTTACCGAAGTTCCACGTAAGAATACGACGCAAAACACTCCCTGAATTATCTTTCCAATTCGGAACTTCATTACCACCAAGCACACCAGGTGTTTTCCATTCGAAAGATTTAGCCTTTTCGTGTTTTACCGCAATGGAAACGTCTTCACCAGATACAACCGATTGAAACTCAGCTTGTTCGAGTTGTAAATCACCTTTTACTTCCGGGGCTATAAACATGAACGCATCGTAAATGGATGATAGACCAAACTTTTTCTCAACATTATTCGAAAGTGTACGCACATCATCCGCATTATAAAATTTACGAAACACTTTTGTTATGAGCGTTGATTTACCAGAACGCGCTATACCTTTTAGAAATGGTATAACCTGCCATGCATCCATGTCGTTTACATCAAAACATAATCGACCACCCATAACGTACATCCATTTAGAAACTTCGGTATCAAAATTCTGGTAATCGAGAACCGATTGGAAAAGGGGTGTTGGTATATCGATCCAATTTTCGACGTGACTATAGTCCGTAAACTCTTTATCAAAATATTTACAACTTACGATAGTCTGATCAAGATTCTTAAATTCACGTGAATCGTACGTATAAAAGTTTGATTCGTAAAGCCCAGTTTGTGCAGACCATTCTTTACCTATAAAAATACCATTTTTAAACGACCAAACGTGTCGATTTTTAATAATTTCAGGAAACTGCATATCTTTACAATTTGTTAAGTGTCGTATAACATCATTATATGCTGACCCTCGACTCGACAAGTTTTTCCAGAGTTCATACCGTGTTTCTTTCTGTGCAACACCATAAACATACTCCTGTATAGTCTCAACCTGTTTCCATGCACGTGTATCCTGACCGTCTTCCGTCTTGATTTGTGTACAACAGTACCCCTTGTATCTTTTAACGTTCGTTTCGTAAAGGTTTTGTAAACAGGCGAGTATGGCTTGTTGGTACGGTGCTAATTCCTCTACTTTTTCTATGGTCGAACATCTAAAAATAGACGGATCTGATTCTGGGTTTATAGGAACATATGTAGGGTTATTGATACGTTCATGTATACGCGCCGCCCTAAAAATAATTTGCCATGCATCGTCAACCTGATCTATAAGACGATTTATACGCATGGATATTTTCATATCTTCGTCGTCTTCAATATCCAATAATTTTAAAACTTCGGCGCGATGGTACATTTGTCCTAACTGCATTTTTAATCGTTTATGGTTTCCAGAAACAAGTTCAACATCAAACCGAACGGGTACCCCCGTTTCAGGGTCGAGATCCTGAGGATTTATAAAGTTTTTATACCCGAGTTGGAATGAAATCATATTATTATTCGTGGTATTGATATCCCACATATCTTCCAGCTGAGATAGAAGGTGCATAAACTCTTCAGGGTTGAGTGATTGAATCTGGTTAGACCACATAATAGCACTGGATTCGCGCTGGTTTGATTCCAAACTAATGAAATGTGTTTCTTCCATTTTCTTCTATTACATACGGATTATTTTTCTAAGTTAATTTTTTGCATATGAGCTAGCATTTTAATAAGAATTTTATTTTGAACTTCCATTTGTCTCGAAATATTTACCAGAGCAGAGCATACGGTATCACCTTCTTCGGTCGCGAGTACGGAACTTAAGAGACCACCCATATCCATCATATATCCTTCGTCGTCATCTTCTAACATTTCCATATCTTCGTCTTCGTCTGATAATTCGAGCGTATCTTCTATTACAGGAAGATCGCCGTCCACTGTGGTTCGGTCATCCTCGGAATTAATTTCCGAGTTTTCGGTTTCAGTTGGTTCAAGAAGGGTTTCTTCTTGATCGGTCATTTCTATATACCAGGAAAAATTGACCCGGGTTTTTTCGCGGGTCTCACCCGAAAAAAAAATCTCTGCCTATAGTACAAAAACAAACACTATGGCCGGAGGTCTCATGCAACTCGTCGCCTATGGCGCCCAAGACGTCTACTTGACTGGTAACCCAAAAGTCACTTTCTTCCAGGCGGTTTACAAACGCCACACCAACTTTGCGATGGAAAACATCGAACAAACTGTTAACGGTACCGCCGCGAACAACGGTCGCGTCTCCGTCACAATCGCCAGAAACGGTGATTTGATCGCGGACATGTACGTTGAATTGAGAGCGAAACAAGCGTTTGACGCTACCGAAGATGCGTGGGTCGCGGAATCTGCTATCAAGGATGTTGAATTGTCCATCGGTGGTCAAAGAATCGACAAGCACTACCAAAGATGGTGGAGATTGTACGCTGAATTGTACTTGGATGAATCCGCGAAGTTGAACTGGGGTAAGATGACTTCTACTTCCACGGACGACGCGAAGGTTTACTTGCCATTGATCTTCTTCTTTAACAGAAACCCAGGATTGGCCTTGCCATTGATTGCCTTGCAATACCACGAAGTTCGATTGGACTTTGACTTGTCCGGTGTCTATGACACTAACTTTGATTCGTTCAAGGTTTGGGGTAACTACATCTACCTCGACACCGAAGAGCGCAGACGATTCGCGCAAAAGGGTCACGAATACTTGATCGAACAAGTCCAACACACTGGTTCCGACTCTTTGGCGGCTGCTGGTTCCACCAAACAAATCAGATTGTCCTACAACCACCCAGTTAAGGAATTGGTGTGGTGCACTGAAGCGAGCTCGAACGTTATTGGTGACTTGAACGGTATTTGGAACTTTTCGGATACTTCGGTGACTGTCTCTTCCAACGTTGCTGCGATTGCCGATTCGAACGTCGCGTTGGCCCCAGGTGCCGCGGGTGCCCCATTGTTGTTGGGTCTTACGGAATTTGACGAAGATAAGTCTGGTCCACTCGATACCTTCAAGTTGGTCCTCAACGGTCAAGACAGATTCAAGGAACAAGGTGGCAAGTACTTCAACTCGGTTCAAGCGTACAACCACCACACCGGTTCCCCAATGCCAGGTATCTACTCGTACTCCTTCGCGCTTAAGCCAGAAGAGCACCAACCAACGGGTACCTGCAACTTCTCCAGAATCGACAACGCGCAAGTTTCTATCGCGACTAAGTCTGGTTCGGGTAAAACCACGCTTAATATGTTCGCGACCAACTACAACGTGTTGCGCATACAATCGGGGATGGGAGGACTTAACTTTGCAAACTAATCAGGAGCAATACAGGTCCAAAAAGCGGGCGTTAAAAGCGTTTGTCCCGCTAGTCCCCGGGATGGGGGCAAGACATCCTGGTTGCGGGAAGTTCCTTAGAGCTCTAACTACCACCTTCATTTGGAAACTTATGAAGGGAACTCGGTTAATTACCGAACCCAATGGTAAAAAGGTTAGAGATTGGATAATCCGCAGGCGAGAACCTAAGGTCGTCATGACAAGGCTATGGTTCCGTTTCAACGATCGCTAAGGTGTCGGTGGTAAATGAGGGATTAGTCATCCCGATACTGCTTAAGGTACGATCTGGCCTTATAGGAAACTATAGGGATTAACCGTGCATTCTCTAACTAAGAATGTAAAGTTACAATTAATTATTTAAAAAAATATGCATTTTAAAGAGTAGACTAGACTAGCCTTTAAAATGACATCTAAAACGTGTGTAAAATGTAAAGAAACTAAACTATTCGAACACTTTGGAAAACATAATCAAATGAAAGATGGATACTTGAATACGTGTAAATCGTGTATACGCGAGTATCGTAAAGGTTGGTATAAAGAAAATCGCGAGTATGATTTAGAAAGACACAAAAAGTATTATGAAGAAAACAAAGAACATATAAAAGCACGCGTTCGTAAAAATTGGAATGATAATGCAGATGAAATCAATACGAAACGTCGCGAACTTTATAAAACAGACGATGCGTATAGAACAAAACGATTAGAACAGGGTGAAAAATATAGAAAAGAGAAACGACCCGAAAATCGTAAAAATAGACGTAAAAATGATGAAGCGTGGCGTATGGAACAAGTGTGTCGAACACGACTTTGGAACGCACTAAAAGGTGTCGCTTCAAAATCTGCACCAACGATGGAACTTATAGGGTGTTCAGGTGAAGAGCTCGTCGCATATTTAGAAACGACTAAAGTTGAAGGTAAAGACTATACGGATGTACACGTTGACCATATTATACCGTGTTCGGCATTTGATTTATCGATACCCGAAAACCAACGTAAATGTTTCCACTATACAAATCTCCAACTCTTACCCGCGCACGAAAATTTACAAAAATCAAATAAGATTTTATAATTTAACCCCCAAAACCCTGCGTAATTTTTGCATGATTTTAGGATCCGGAATAGCTTTACCTGATTCGTATGAAGAGATGATATCTGTTGATACGTTTATGAGACCCGCGAGATCCTTTTGCGTATACTGTTTTGCAACACGCGCTTTTTGAATGGTTAGTGCCGTGTCTTTACTGACCTTTTTGTGTGTACCTAACTCGATTTCATCGAGTTTTTGTTCCCTCGTTTTACCCGAATATTGACTCCGTTTGGGTAACTTTATTTCTTGACCCATGAACTTAACATACTTTTCTTTTTCCTTTTCCTTACTGACTTTACCGCGAATAATAACAGGATCCCAATCTTGGTAATGGTTCATTTTGTTTCAAAGAGACTTAAAATTTTAAGTAGTGATACAAATATAATGAATTTTATAGTTGGAATATCAGTAACCTTTACTATACTTGGTATTATGGTCTTATCACTTTTGTGTTCAAAAACGTCTTGTCGCGACGATGAAACATAAAGAATTACGTGTGTAATACGTTAATGGAACCTATATATACATTCTTAATAATTTTTGGAACTATATATGGTTCGTGTATGTTGTTTAAAACAATGATTAAATGTTATTATTA